CTATTGTAGTACATAGACAAATCATTGTCAATGATATATAATAGAAAAACCCTAAAGGGTGGAGTTCCTTCAGGGTTTCAACATATAGGCTACAGTAGGTATTGTAACACATGAGTAACAAAAATTTCATACCCGAAATACCATTGACATGGTTGACTTGTCCAATATATGCCGAGGGTGTATTACTACCGAAGAGAAATGAATCGAGTCCAGATAGATACTCTGATGGGAAAGTTCCCTTTGGTAGAGCGTGGAAAGAAGAACTTACAGTAAATGACTCTGCTCTGATGATTGAGAGAGAGCCTGAGAAGTTCAAAGCTATTGGTGTATTTACAGGTCAGAAATCAGATGGTCTTGTGATATTTGACGTAGATAGAAACTTGGGTGCTATTGAAAAGAAATGGGGTAAAGATCTTAAGAAAGCACCAAAAGTTACATCACTTAGAAAAAATGCTGCCAAGTTTCTTTTTAAAGTTCCGCAGGATCTCGTAACAGAAGTTGCTTCTATCTCACAGACTGCTGCTGGACAGGAGGGTTGGGAAGTTTTATGGGGAGGACAGGGTGTAATAGC